TAAATTTGATAGAAATATAAATTTGATAGAAATATAAATTTGATAGAAATATAAATTTGATAGAAATATAAATTTGATAGAAATATAAATTTGATAGAAATATAAATTTGATAGAAATATAAATTTGATAGAAATATAAATTTGTAATAATACTTAAATAAATAAAGCACTATTAATTAATAGTGAATGCCAGGATATAGATTAATTCAATTAGTAGCTTATGGTGCAAGTGATATATATTTAACTGGTTCTCCTTGCAATATTAATAATAGTATTGAACTAGATGATGATATCAATTATAAATATGACGATATAGAGACTGTATTAAACAGTAAAATAATAGTAAAACATACAGAAGAAATTATATTTGACATTATATATTTTAATATTCGTGATATTTTTATAATAAATAAATATAATTATGATAATAATATAGTATATATATAAAGATACAATAGTAATTTATAAATTATCATGCGAAATTTAGATATTTCGATAAATGTTGAATATGTTTATTTGACTAGTGAAGAAAGACAAAAATTTGCTGATTCATCATTTGAAAATTTGATAGAAAATATAGAATGCAACAATGTGGATATTATAGAAGATATTCAAATTAATGAAACAATATATTTAGATATTAAAACAATTTTTATAATTAATAAATATATTTGTAATGATGATACAATATATATTTAAAGATAAATTTTATAATAATAAATTATTATGCGAAATATTAATTTATATAAAAAAATAAACAAAAATAAATATCAGACTTTACCAAATTTAATTAAAGAAGTGGATCATGATAATGGTAAATTTAAATTAAATTTTAATTATCCTATTAAAGAACTTATATTTGCATTTAATAATTCAAGATTAAATAGAGATTATATAATAGAAAATAATGATGAAGATGTAATAGAAAATAATGAAGATATTCAAATTAATGAAATAATATATTTAGATATAAAAACAATTTTTATAATTAATAAATATATTGGTAATGAAAATATAATATATATTTAAAGAATTAAGGATAATTAAAATTATAAATTATAATGAATTATATTGATTATTTATTTCAAAAAGAAAATAATATATTAACTAATACAACATTATTAAATTCTAATAATACATTATCATCATTACTTACATTGACTAATACTAATACTAATATAACATTAACATCAACTAATACTAATACAACATTAATACCAATTAATACTAATACAACATTAACACCAATTAATACTAATACAACATTAACACTAACTAATACTAATACAATATTAACAGAATATAATACAAATATTAATAAACCTCTATATATTCCTCTTCCTTTTTGGTTTGGTTCTTCAAGCAATTATTATTATCAACCTTATCAACATCATAATAATATTCCAGATACTAATACCAATGTTTATAGTTTTGCATTAGAGTCAGATCCAGAAACATTAAAACATAAACCTTGGCCACCATTACATTCAAGAATTGATAATCCTTTTTTGGTTAATGATTCTTTATTAATTAAATATTATAATATATTTAAAGATAATAATGAAAAAGAAATAGAAGAGATAGAATATATATCAATTGAAGATATTGATAAGGATATTGATAAAATATATAATAGTATAGAATTTATAGAAATTTAAATAGCAAAATAAATGATTTAAACAAATAAGAATAAATATTATCTATATATGTTTGGATTACCAGTAAAATTTAAAATACCAAGAAATAATGATATTGTAAATAATAATTATAAAAAAGAATTGTCAAATTCTCCAAGATGGATTAATAATCTTGGTAGAGCTCTAATTGATAGTAGAAAAATAGAGGAAAATAATAATACAACATATTGCAAAATTAATTATAAAAAACATAATAATTTTGCAATGGAAAAAATAGAAATACCAAATAATATCAAAAAAACAGAAAATAAATTTAATACAGAAAATAAATTTAATACAGAAAATAAAATTAATACAGAAAATAAAAATATTAAATTGAATAATCTAAGAAATAAATATAAAAAAATATTAGAAGATAGAAAAATAAATAAAAATAAGACTGATATTAAAACAGCAGGAGATGGTAAAGACATTAATTCTAAAAATAAGACTGATATTAAAACAGCAGGAGATGGTAAAGACATTAATTCTAAAAATAATTGGTATTATTATATGGAAAAAGTAGAATTACAAATTGGTGGAACTAGTATAGATAAAAAAATGGGAGTTTGGTTAGATATTTGGGAAGACTTAAAATCAGGGAGATATGATGATTATGATGATATTATAAATAATAAAATATTAATAGATAATACAGTAGATGAAATTAATGATAATATAATAGAATATATACAATTAGATAAATTGGATATAATATATAATTATAATAATGATGATACAAATATACTAGAAATTTAGATAAGTTTAAAATACATAATAATTTATAGAAATAATATTATTATGAATTATACACTATTAAATTCACTTATTAAATCAAATAAAGACATAAATAAAATAATTGAATCAGTTGATACAATTGATACAGGAATAAACAAGAAAATTAAAAAATCTATAAAAGTTATAGACATTGTACAACTTAATAAAATTATTAAAAAAATAGATTATTCGAAGCAAAAAATGGATTATAACAATTTAAAAAACAAATTTGAAGATACATATTTAAATAATAATTGTGTTGTGTATAAACAGAATGAGAAAAATAAAATCGATATTATTATGAAATTTGATTCAGTTCCATTAGAAGAATTTGATAAAATTTCTGATAAAAAGCACGACAATGATACAAATACAATAGAAATTTAATTTATAAAAAAGTACTATATATATGTATACTATATTTTGTACTGCTTGATAACTTTATTTATTTTATAAAAAAAAATAAATAATAAAAATTGAATAAATAACTAATAAATAATATGAAATTATAAATAAAAATATAATAAAAATGGATCCATCTGATAATCAGTATAATAATACTACTACAGATAAACCTGTAATATCATATCAAAATACTTATCAAGCACAATATAATCCAAGAGTTATAATTGTATCACTTGAAAATAACAGAAATACATTATTAAAAGATTTTTTTAGACGATATGAGATATCACCATTATTCCAAGAAGATATTTCATGTGTTAAAAAATACGATATTGTTGTCATAGCAGATGATTCAAGTTCAATGACAGAACCATCAGAATATTTATCATTTAAAACAAATAAGATAGTAAAAAAAACAAGATGGGATGAATTGCAAGAGACTATTGAAATTATAGCAGAATTAGCAGTTTTATTAGATGATGATGGAATTGACTTATGGTTTTTAAATGTAGATAATCCTATAAGAAATGTAACATCAAAAGAAACAGTAATGCAACATTTTAATAGATCACCTAGTGGAAGAACACCATTAACAAGAGTATTAAAAAGAGTTATGGAAGAACCATCAGTATCAGGCAAGCCTAAATTAATTCTTGTTGCTACAGATGGAGAACCGAATGATGATGATGGATATGATGATTCTGAGAATTTTTTAAATTTATTAAAAAAACGGAATGTTGATAAAAATAGAGTAAGTATTTTAGCATGTACATCATCAGATAAACAGATGAAATGGTTAGAAAGAGTTGATACTGAAGCTAAACATGTTGATGTTATTGATGATTACAATTCGGAATATGAACAGATTATAAAAATACAAGGAAAATCATTTAGTTATAGTAGAGGAGATCATATTTTAAAAATGTTATTAGGACCTATATTACAAAAATATGATGATTTAGATGAAAAACCTATAAATGGACTACAAATATCTGCTATTTCAAAGGATATTTGTTGTATTGTCATGTAGTGATTAATATTATTATATTTATTTCTAGTTAATTGTACTTTTTTATTTATTAATACATATAGTTACTTTTATAAAATAAATATTTTATTTTCTTAAAAATATTGTCAATAGTAATATTTTTTTGTCCGTACAAAATAAACGAGGATTATTTTACTGTTTTGATGTTGATATTTTAGCTGAAAAAGTATATAAGATTGCAAATTTGCGATGATATTATTAAGGTGAACTGTGTAGACGTAATATAGATTTAATCAAAAATTATTTTCCGAATTTAAGATATACTGAATATGGGTGGTGGCTTAATGCAATTAGTAGCGTTGATTGCCAGCGCTAAATAGTCAGATGCCTTTTGAGAGGGAAAACATTTACTGGCTAGTAATTTTTATTATAATAATATTGATTATTATAAAAAGATTGCAACATCATTAATCTGCGGGAACGTCCTAAAGCTATATCTACTACTTATTTAATAGTAATATTAAATAATATCTGGGGTAATGACCTAAGACATAGTAACAACGTTATAGATAGATATTAAATAGTTAATATCAATGGACAATCCGCAGTCAAGTTTTCTTGTTATGACATATGTTTGGGTGATAAATAACAAGGAAAAAGATTCAGAGACTATAATGGATGGGCTTTAGAAATTCCCAAATTTCTATGATAAGCTTAAGGTATAGTCCGACCTATTGTGAAAGCAATAGGATAAATAATATAATTTTTTTATAATAAAAGAATTATATTATTATCGATGGCGCTTAGATCAAAAATGTCTTGGGTGCAAACAGTGGATAGTCAATTAAGTTCTTGATCATACTTAATTGAATAAAAATATGAAAGATCAAGTGAAATTGTTTCAATATAATCCGCTAGTCAAACATAATTAATGAATTATGGAATTGGCAAGATTATCAAATTGCTGGAACCTCCTAAAGCTAACAATACTAAAGATTTTTTGTAAAAGAAATCTGGCTGAGAATTAGAACTCAGATATAGTAATAATTTGTTAGATATATGGACAATCAGCAGCCAAGCAAAAGCAAATGCTTTTGTGCAGTTCATCGACTAAATGGTAATCGGGTTCTTAATGAACCTTAAGATATAGTCAGGCTCTATGGGAAACTATAGAGAGACAGCAAGATGTTTACTTAAAATTATAACAATTGTTGAGTAGAAAAGTAGGGTGCTAAAGTTAAAGAATATATAGACTTTAGATAATTCACTTTATGGTATATTCAAAAACCATACCTGCTAGTAAATGCAATGTCAGCATTTGCAACACTTTCAAATTCAGGCAATCCCCTAAAGCTAATGAATACTAAGTTAATAAAGTAATTTATTAATGGCTCAGAACTAGAGAACTGAGAGATAGTAACAAGTTCATAGATATATGGGTAAGCGCTGAGCAAAGTTCTTGGGATAAATTTTATCATTAAAACCAAGAATGAAGTCCAGAGACTATAAGGAAGTGGGTCTGAGAAATGTGATAAGTTTCTAAGAAGATCTAAGATATAGTCCACACAGTATGGAAACATATTGATTAATGTGAACAGGTAATCCTCAAATAACTTTTTGAAGAAAGAGTTGAAAAGCGGTTTGCTTTAGATAAGTGGATAATCTAAAGGGAAAGCAATTAGTCTCCACAACATATTTTTAAATGTTATGACGACCGCTATGTGAAGCATGAGACTTCGCGACACTATCAAACTGATCTGGAAACTCCTAAAATTTATGTTACTAAATATTATTAGAAATAATAAAATGGCCAAGACTGAACCTTGGGTAAAGTAAAAATACATAAAATATATGGAAAACCAGCAGCCAAGATCTTAAATAAACTATTTAAATAGTTTATAAAGATTGCAGTTCAACGACTAGATGTTAGTGGGTTTATTAAAAAGTAATAAGCTTAAGGTATAGTCTAGCCCCCTAGAGAAATTTAGGGGTAAAAGCGTCTTCAAGGTCAACTGTCTATAAACGGCCTTAAAAAGTAACTCATAAAGAGAGTTGCTAGTTCCTAATGAATAGGAGCGACACTGTCAAATTGCGGGAATATCCTAAAAATGTAAAAATAAATTATAGATTATCATACTTAAAAATAAATGCATATTAATATATTATTAAATGTCTAAAAAAATTTGTATAACATGTGATATAGAAAAACATATAGATGATTTTTCAAATGATAAAAGTAGAAAAGATGGTAAAAGACCTGAATGTAAAACATGTAAAAGTGAACGCGATAAAAAATACAGAATAGAAAATTCTGAGAAAAAGAAAAAGATTGATAAAGAATATTATGAAAAACACAAAGATGAAAGAAAAGAATATTCAAAAAAATGGTATTCTGATAATATTGACCATAATAAGGAAGTTAGAAAAGAATGGTACAATAATAATCAAGATATTGTTAAAAAATCGCGGCAAAAATTTTTAGACAAAATTGGTAAAGATGCAGTTAAAAAGTATAATAATGATTATCACAAAGATAAATATAAAAATGATCTTCAGTATAGAATAAAAGCATTATCTTCAGCAAGAATAAGAAATCTAATTAAGAAAAATGGAAGACGAACTATTGAAATGATAGGTTGTTCAATTCAAGAACTTAAAAAATGGTTAGAATATCAATTTAATGAAGATATGACATGGGAAAATCAAGGTAAATATTGGCATATTGATCATGTAACACCATGTGCTTCATTTGATTTAACAAATGAAGAAGAATTAAAAAAATGCTTTTCATGGGAAAATTTAAGACCATGTATAGGAATAGAAAATATCGAAAAGAAAGATAAAATAATTCCTAAATTAATAGAAGATCATAAAAAGATTTGTGAAAAATATAAAAATAATTTATGACGTACTAAGGATTTATTGTAAAATAAATCTGGCCAAGATAGGAACTTGGATATAGTAACAATCGTACATATATATGGACAATCCGCAGCCAAGTTATTACAATTGTAATAATGCTGTTCAGAGACTAAATGTCAGTGGGTTAATTAGAATTAACTTAAGATATAGTCCAGCCTATAGAGAAATCTATAGGACCCGCTGGGTTTATAGACGCCACACAAACTTTTCTATGGAAACAGTCGAAATACCAGTCGACAACTTATCTCCAGGATCAAGATTCCAATTACAAATACCAAGAACTGGAGATTTAGCTGGTAGAATGTACCTCGAAGTAGGTGTACCAGAAATAACAGGAGATCAACTTCCATACTCCGATGATCCAATCCAAAACACCAAGGTTGCTTGGGCAAGAAGATTAGGACACGCTTTAATCAACAGTGTTGAATTAGACATTGGTGGTTCAAACATTGACAAACACTTTGGTGTCTGGTTAGATGTTTGGTATGAATTAACACACACCGTAGAACAAGAAAGAGGCTACGGATCAATGGTTGGTGATGTATCCGATTTAACTACATTAACTGGTGCAACAGCACAATCTGGAACATCTGGATATGGTGCTTCATCTGAAGTCGTATTACCAGCCCACCAAATGTACATTCCTCTTCAATTCTGGTTCTGCAGAAACACTGGTTTAGCATTACCATTAATTGCCTAAATTGTTTGGGCTGAAAAGCATCATTCTAATCGAATGTTCTAATAAGATTAGAAAATAAATTTTGTGGAAGAACTATCATATTTTAAAATGATAAGCCACAGATGCTAGTAAAATATAAATATCAATTCCCACCACCCATATAACAATTGGATTGAGATTGATATATTATATTTTGCAACAAAGTCAAATTGCGGGAAAATCCTAAAGATTTATATACCAAGGATTTATTGTAAAATAAATCTGGCTGAGATAGGAACTCAGAGATGGTAACAATTATAAATATATATGGACAATCCGCAGCCAAGTTATTACAAATGTAATAATGCTGTTCAACGACTAAATGGCTTTGGGTTGATATATAATAATATCAGCTTAAGATATAGTCTAGACCCTAGCAGTATAAAAACTGTTTATAAATACTCCGAAAGGGGGGGTATAATCGTACAATACCATGAAGTAAGACTTTACGTTGAATTTAACGATGTATCATCATTAGTAGTATGGTCCGGAGCAAAAGCACCAGATATGTCAAAAATTCAATTTGAAGATTGTGGTGTATTAGTTGAATACATCTACTTAGATTCCGAAGAGAGAAGAAGATTTGCTCAAGTCGGCCACGAATACTTAATCGAACAAGTACAATTCCCAGGCCAATCCAACTTGAACTCTGTAGGCAACAGCTCTACATTCAACTCTCAAAAATTCAAAATGGACTTCAACCACCCATGCAAAGAAGTAGTCTTTGCCTTAAAATCTGGTGCCTTCAGCGGACAAGCTCTTAAATCATCATTATTAGGCAACCGTGGAAGATTCTTAACATATACCAACAAATCAGATGAAAATTCCTGGGACTCTGCAGTTGACTATGCCGCAAGAAACTTAGCAAATGGCATGGTTGTAGTTACAACAACATCACCATCACCAAGTAACAACTGGACTCGTATTACATTAATTGATCCAACAAGTATCGGAATTAGTTCAACTGGATCAAAAACACAAGTTGTAGGTTCTACAACATGGAACTTTATTATAACAAATAATGGAGCAGCTGCAATTACTGAAGAAAATTTACCACTTTGGGTTTTAAATGATGGTGGATTAACTAAAAATGGACAAGGATTAGCAAATAGTATCCAAGAAGTTACAGTTGCAATTACAATAACTGATGCAACAGGTAGTACAGTTGTAGCAATTAGTAATTCATTTGGTGATGATGTAGAAGTTGGTGCAACTGCACAATACTTACCAACTGATTGCTTAGTTGTAAGCAACCACACCTTAAACTTAACTGATGTATCTGTACCAGTAGAAGACTTTGTTGATACTCGTGCACATGTAGAAGTTGGTGATGCTATTAACCCATGGGATGTAACAGTTGTTCAACCAAGCAACTATGGTTTAAGATTAGATGGTGTCGGTAACCCAGTTTCAACTGGTAATATCACATTAAACGGCCACGATCGTTTCTCTGTTGAAGATGGTGATTACTTCAACTACTATCAACCATTACAACACCACACTAGAACACCAGCTGATGGTATTAACGTCTATTCATTTGCCTTACACCCAGAACAACATCAACCATCAGGCACATGCAACATGTCAAGAATAGACTCAGCCTACTTAGTATTGAAATTCATGGATAGATTAAGAGCAAACTCCACAATACAATTAGACTACACAACAGACTCTGTATTCTATATCTTTGCATTGAATTTCAATGTATTAAGAATTATGTCAGGAATGGGGGGATTTTTACCTGCATTGTTACCTTTTATTAACAATGTAGGTTTTAGGTCAGAAAAGCTACACGCAATAACTAAAATGAGCAATGGTTATTGGCAATTCGTTTTGATACTCATTAAAATATCAGTAGCTAGTAGAATTGAAATTCTGCAAGATATCTTGTTGATCGGGAAACCCGTAAAGCTTAATCTACTAAAGAGAATACTAAAAAGTATTTTCTGGCTAAGAAATAAAAACTTAGGTACAGTAAAAATGATTAAGATATATGATGAAAATCATATAAATCGGCAACCCGCATGCTTAGATCCTAAAAGCGCTATGTTAGCTTATGGATCGGCGCCAGAGACTGAACGGATATCGGTTGGTGATGAAGGTTTAAACAACCTGAGCCAGCTTAAGATACAGTCCATCCCTCTAGGGAAACTTAGAGGTAATAGAGAGCTTACAGCAACTAAACAGTTTTATTATATATTTCTGTTTTTGTATGTTGTATTACAAACCCCATTTACTAATAAAACTAATTTAAATGATTTAAATTATAAATAACCTTTGTTATTTATAAATCAAAATGCATATTATAAAATTGATAGTAATAATTTATATTTTTCAATTAATTCATCATTACCTAATTTTTTTGCTTTCTCTAATCCTAATTCATAAGATCTTTTTTTATTATTTTTTTCAGTATATTTTTCTTTTAAAATTTGTTTATTTAATTCTTTTTTATCAAGGAATCTTTTTTTTCGTTCCTCGTTTGATAATTTATTTTCATGCCTTTTATTTCTAATATTATCAACACACTCTTCTTCACTATTATCTATAATAATAATTTCATTATTATATTGTTTATTATCTATAATATTTAATTTATCTGATTTATTAGATTCTTTTTTTATCAATTCCTTTTCTATTGGTTTTATTTTATTTAATTGATTTTGTCTTGCAAATAACAAATCTTTTTTCTTATAAATTATAACCATACCATTTGTTTCATTATATACTGAAACATCATCTTTTTCTGGAAAATCACTTTCTTCTAATTGGGTTAAATCTTTTAACATATTAAAAGTTATTTTTCTTTTTACTTTATAATTTGACATATATGATTTATTTTTAGTTAATTTTATCTTTTCTTTTTTTCTAATATTTTTTTTATTATTAATTGATATTGGTTCTCTTTTAAATAATTTATTATTAATATCATTTGTAATAACTGTATATTCATTCATATTATTAATTCTATTAAATTCCTTAAATAATTTAATATCTACAATTGTATTAATAATATCAGTATTATAAAATTGTTTTTTACCATTTGTATAACTCCATATTTGATATAGTTTATTAATTACTTCATATATAGTATATGAATTTTTCATATAATTACAATTTGCACAACAAGATAAACAATTTCCTATAATATATCCTATATTGTTATTAATCCTATCAATACCATTTTGATGTTCATTATTATTATATTTATTACATATATAACATGGATTATTTCTTATGTTATTAAAATTTTCAAGTGTTAATTCAAATTGATAATTTTTTTTATTAGCTCTATATTTGTAAGATTTGTAATCACTTGAATTATAATTTCTAAAAGCATTTGGATAAATTTTATAATCTTCTAATTTTATAACTAATAAAAATTTAGAAATTATATGTGATATAATATTAAAAAATGTTGTATATCCAACAGTATTTTTAAGCATATTACACATATAACAACATGGTACTATATTATTTAATGTATACCCAATATCATTATTTTTTCTATCAATACCATTCCATAAATCTTTTTTAGTTCCACAATAATGACACATTTTTTCTATTAATTTTAAAAATTCATCTATATCAATATCAAATTCTAGACCTAGATTTTCAGCACGTCTTTTATAATATTTATATTTTTCATTAGGATTTAACCTTTTAATATTATTAATTTCAATTACTTTATCGGCATGTTCATTTCTCCATTTTTTTGCTTGTTCTGCATTTTTTCTATGATATTCATCAACACCTAATTCATTTATTTGATTACCTCTGTATTTTCTATAATATCCAACAACTTTATCTGGATTATCATCTCTCCATTTTTGTTTTTTTGTTTTTCTTTCTGGATTTCTATCTAACTCATTCTTCCAATCACGTTTTCTATTTGATCGTTTAATATCTCTATCCTTTTGTTTCTCTCTACATTCTGGACACGATACAACAGGATTTCCATTTATACCAATAAATTGATTTTGGGGATAATATTTAGGACAATATTTACATAATTGCATATCATCTAGTATAATTAGTTTTTCCTTTTCTAATTTATTTATGTTTCTTTCTTTTTCTTTTTTACAATCAATATCTCTACACTTCTCACATTTAGAATATTTATCATTTTTATCCAATACACTTTCACATTTATATCTTTTTCCAAAATTTATACATACTTTTTTAGTTCCATCTTTTTCTATTTCTAGTGTTTTATAATATAATTGGTGTTTACCACAATAATCGTTTTTATCAGACTTTTTAAAAGTACATTGTTTTTTATCTTTTTCATTGTAATATTTACATAATATAATTTCTTCCTTCTTTTTTTCTCTTATATTTTCTCCTCTTTTTCTATCTTTCTCACATGTTTTAAATCCTGGTATATAAAAATGATGTAAACATGTACTACATTGTGTTAAACTTTTCATCATATCTTCTGTATATTCATTCATATATTGATGAAATGTACAAAATCTACTATCTTGTAAATTATAATTTCTACATTGTTTATTATTCCTATCTGGTGCTATACAATGTGTTGATTTATCTTCTATATTCATATATATTACTAATCAATCTATATTGTACATTACATATATTATTATTTTCAATTTTCCAAAAATTTGATTTTATTTTACTGTTTAATTTGGACTTTTAATACTTTTTCACTAGTAAAAAAGATTGAAAAATCTAAATTAAATAGTCCCTATATTCATTTATTCAATATAAATAATACAATACATATATATACAAAATGGAAGATATTATAATACACGATATTATACCAATAGAAGAACACATATCAGAAAATCATATAAAATATAATTTTATTAATCAAGGGAATAATATTTACAATTTTATGATAAAAATAGAATTGCCTAAATTAGAAAATAATAATTATTATATACCTTTAGCACCTTTAAAATTAATTAAAAATATAAAAATTAACATACCAAATGAAAAAACATATGAAATTACTAATAGTGAATTACTACTATATTTACATAAAAATTTTCCCTTTGATTATAATGAATATTTTTATGATTATTCAATAGAAAAAAGTATTGAAAAAGCAAAAAATAAAGATATAATTCTGATTCCTATAAAATTAACATCATCAAATAAATCAGAATTGATAGCTATAAATTATAATGGGCTTATAACAATAGATATAGAATGGAAAAATTTAAATACTGTTATACAAAATCATGAAGAAATTAATATTCCATATATAAAAAATCTTAATTGTTTTATGATGAAAAATATTAATAATCTTATAAATAAACATAGTAATTTTATAAATATTAAAAAAACAACAAATAAATTAGAAAATTCAATAAAAATATATAATGGTAGTAATATAATTGAAGGAATTACATTTATTATTACTGATGAAAATGAAAAAGATAATGATGATGATTTTTTAATTGATAATATAAGTTGTTATATAAATAGTTATCAATTAAAAAAATATGACGCAAATTATTGGCATTATAATACAACATTTACTAATTTTAAGACTGTACCAATATGTAAAAATATGTATTATATTCCATTAAATCTTTATAATATAGATCCAATAGATATAAAATTAAATTTTACAAATAGTAATAAAAAAATAGTAAATATATTAGGAGAATTTTTACAATTTGATGATATAAATTTTAAAGAAGTAATAATAGAATATGATAATATAAATGTAAGTCAAAATATAGATCAAATTGTAGAAGAACCTGTTTATTATAATATATATGATATATTTAATATTGATAATGAAAATATTTATAATGAAGTAATAGTTATTTAAATATTTAATTTGGAACTTTAATATTTTATTTAAATTTTTGAATATTCTCTATATAAAAATTGAATATTAAAATAACAATTCATTATATAATAAATAGTATAAATACTTAACAAATATGGATTCAATTGATAGAATAATAACAGTATTTCCAGATGAAATGGCAAGAATTGGAAGTAAAAAATACAAAATTATTGTAATGACTGGTTTATATCATTTTATATTATTAGAATTAGATAATATAAATTATTTTGATCCTGAAGGAACTAATATTATAACTAATGAAGCCTATACTAGGTATAATAATAGATTGATAATGATTATACAAATAAATAATTTATATTTTAAAAATAAATTATATTTTAGAAGGAATATTGATGACGAGTATAATTTAGTTGTATTTAAATTAGACAAATCAGATATAATAAAAAATAATTTTGATGATACTGTAAATACAATAAAAAAATATAATAAAGATTATATATTTCATATTTCTAAAAATAATACATTATTAAATAGTGGATTTAGTGATATAACGGAAAGAAAAAAGAAATTAATATCTGATTTAGAAGAAAAAAATAATAAACTTTTCGAGAAAGAAGAAGTATTAAAATATAAAAATCCGGATCATCCAATATTAGAAGAAACATGTGCAATATGCATAGATCAATTTTCAGAATGTCCCGATGATATAGTAACATTATCATGTGGTCATCTATTTTGTGGAAATTGTCTAAGTAGTTTAAAGAAGAAAGAATGTCCAATATGTAAAATGGAATTTATTGGTTATTCTCAAAATATGTTTATTAAGGGTATGTTGAAAAAATCCCCTTATTCTGTTGCTAAAATAGAATATAACATAGTAAAAGGTGAAATAGGTATTATAACAAATGAATTAGAAAAAATTAATAAAGATTACAATAGTTTATTAGATAAAAAAGAAGATATAATTAAAAGAAAACAAGAAATTGAATTGGAATTGAAAAATATAGATAATTTTTTATTAGAAATTTCAGATTCAGATTCAGATTCAGATTCAGATTCAGTTTCATCTTAATTTTATTTATTAATCAATAAGTGAAAAAATTCCATATCCACTTTCTTCACAATCAAAACATGAAATATGTATAATTTGTCCTTCTTTTATAACACACGAACATATCTTTTCATTATTATCACTATCTATATATTTAAACATTGAATAATCTGTTTGATGATATGAAGCTGGAATAGGAATTGCATATTCAATACCTGCATTTATAGATCTTGCATCTAGAAAAGCTTCATAATTATTATGAACATTTGGTGTTCTATATAATGCTAAAGATGGCATAATAGAATTTAATAATGTTGAATGTATGGGAAAACCATTAGAATGAAGCATCTTTATTTTTTCTAGAGTTGGGTCGTAATTTTTTTGTATTTCCATCAATATATTATAATGTCGTTCATAATCCATAGTAACAATTCTTACAATTTCTTTATCAATAACAATACATTCACAAATTTTATCACCGCCTTCATCATTCTTATATTTAAACATTACATGATTTGTATTATAATCGGCATGAAAAGATTGTATTCCCTTAACATGAATTCGATTATCCCATCCACCATCAATAGAAAGAGCTTGTTCATATGCAATATTTAATGATGTAATATTTGGACAGTTGTCCTTTTCTAGTGGAAATACAATTGAAGATTTAGATTCTAGTAATGAATTCGAAATAGGATATCCTTCTGAATATAATTTCTTAGAAAAAGATATAATAGCATTATCAGATGCCATATCAAATGCCATATCAAATGCCATATTAGATTCAATATTAGATGCCATATCTATAGTAATCTATATGAAAAATATAAGGAATTTATTAATAATTAGTATTTCAATTTTTTCAACTAACTAAAAAAATTGAAAATTCTAAATTAAACAGTTTTTAATAAGTATATATATATATTGATACATAGTTATTAATTATAATGACAAATATAAATATTAAATTACTTAAACAATATAAAAAAGCTAATTATAAAAATTACAATGATATAATAATTGCATTAGGCAATCATCCAGATGTTGAAATGTATTATAATATATCATTAATTGCAAATATTGATTATGATGCTGAATTATGGCTAAATTTATGTTTATCTTGTATTTCGAAATGTTCAAAATTTCGTTTTCCTCCATATTATAAAATTGAAACAGAAGAACATATATTTAAAGCATGGAATATGTTTACAGGATTTTATAATCCTGAACAATCAATGTGGCGAACAATGATACTAGATAAATTTAATGATATTTTAAAAATAGAAGGATTAAGATATTGTTCTTGTCATGATTGTACACCTAGTATTCCATCAGATATTTTACAAAAATTAATAATTATTGCAAAAGAAAATCCAAAAGAACTAAAAAATGCTACAAAAAAAGCAGGATATGATTTAGATTTGTGGATATCATCATTCTATTTATCAGATAATAAATATAATAAGATAATTAAATATATTGATGATATTGAAATTGAAAATACAAAACTTAAATATAAATTAGGAATTTATAAACCTATTCATTATAAATCATATGATAAAGAAAGGTCTAAATCTGTTGATTATTCAGGTGATATAGATTTAATGAATAGTTTATTTGAAAATATAAATATTAATTAATTTATAAATTAATTTTAGACATTTTACCATTAATACTTAAATTATTAATAGTAACAATAACTATAATACCAAAATCAGTAGAAACATCACCTAATAAATATTTAGTTGTTTTTAATTGACCTCTTGCCAATTTTATAGCTCTTCTATAATCATGAGTAGTAGCAGATATTTCATTTATACATTTTATTTCAACAGGAATTATTTTTTTATTATTAGTATGAATTTCAGTGACAAGCAACAATAAATCAGGAGCACATCCTATTGATTTTTTTAAATCTTTATTTTCTACAATAAATCCTACACTAATTTTATGATATTGTAAATTATATATTGTAGAATCTATCATTGGTGTAAAATCAACAGTATTTATAACCGAAAGTTCAATAATTGCACCTCTTATTAAATTATAATATCTTTCGACATCATCAGAATAATTTTTCAATCCTTTAACACCACTTGATTTTCCGCAAGTATAATATTCTAATAATTCTAACCATTCTGATGATCGTTGATGTACAGCAATTATATTATTTTTAATTTTATCTGGTATTAAATCAATATTACTACATTTTATTTGAAATATATTATTTATATTACAATCTGGATATAATTCCTTAAATTCAAATTTAAATTTTTCAGTAGGACTAATTGGAGACTTAAAAAATTCAGAAATTAAAGAATCTGAAATATCTGTTGAATTAATAGATGTATTAAGATTAAAATTAATCCATACAAATTCTTCCAATGTTTCCTTATAAATCCTTTCATATTCAGATATAAGTATTGAAAAAAAATCAGTATCAAATTCCCCCATAGTTCCTCTCATTAAATACCATAAAGCTGAATTATATGATCCTATAAATATTTTATTTATTTCTTCAGCCAATCCAATTTTTGTATAAGATAAAATGTTTTTATCTAAAAGAGATAATTGTATTAATTTCATTACTAAAGATTTCATATAGTTGTGTTCTATTTCAGATAATACATATTTAATTTTAATAATTTTTAACATTTCAATAGAAAATATAATTCTAGATGATTCATCAATATATGATTTTCTTCTTGCAATTCTATAAATATCATAATTTTCTTTTCCTATAAAATATTCAAGATAATCTAATAAAAATTTTGCAATTGATCTAAGCTTTTCAGTAATATCTATTTCAATTGTAGATGAAATAATAATAGGTGAATCCTGTTTATGATAACAATATGTATTAAATATAATATTTTGAGTTTCTTTACTTCCTTTTAAAACAGTACTAATATTATCTCTTTCATCTAAATATACTAAATTTATATCTATTTCTCTAGTAATATCATAATCTAAATTTTTAAGGCGTAATTTAAGATTATCGATATCTATTTTACAAAATCCTTTTGAATAATCTTCAATATCTTGTTGATTAGATACAAGTATTGCTACATCAATATCTCTACTATTGGGACATCCAAATATATTTATAACATTAATAGGAATTATTTTTTTCTCTCTTATTTCTATTTCAGTAATATTTAAATATCTCAATAATTTTTTTAGATTTGACTTTTTACCTTCTAATAATATATTTTTTATATATTTATAAATATTTTCAGGTGTCGATCTTTTTGAAAATATATTTCTTGTTAAAAATAGATTATTTAAATCTATCTCCCTTTTTTCTATTTTTAACAATAAAATATTTGATAACTCCATTATAAAGTTAATATTAAATGTATTATGTATTATAAAAATATATTACTTATTAAATTTCAATTTTTATCTAGATATAATAATATAGAATGAATAATCAAATGAATAATCAAATGAATAATCAAAATTATTTACAACAATATGAAAAATTAGGAACTAGTATGGGATTATGTATGGTAGCTCCTGTAAATAATGCACATAAGGAATATCTTTTAGCAATGAATGGAAAAAGTCCAAAAACAATAAATGATACACTTGATCATTTATTAGATTCAACAACAAGTCAACATTTACATTCAGTTATTGATTCAATAACATCAATTGATATGAATACAGTATCAGAATGTATTGTAAAAAAAGATGCAGGAATGAAACAACAAATATGTCAACCACAAATAATGACAACTACATTATTAAATCAAATTGATCTTGATAAATTAGAATCAGTATTAAATAAATATGATGATTCTATAAATAAATTAGTAAATTGGTTAATAAATAATAATATTAAATTATATACATATTGTGGAGGAGATCAGAAAAAAATAACTAAATTGACTAAAATTTTAGGAAGAATATCAGGATATTTAAATCAACAAAACACACAATTACCAAACACACAATTACCAAACACACAATTACCAAACACACAATTACCAAACACACAATTACCAAATACTGTTATTATACCATCTAACTCATCTAATAGTATATTGGTATCACAACCATCAAATAGTTCAATAAATAATTTACAATCAATAATTGCGATATTTATTATTATAGGAGTAATAATTGCACTTTATATATTACAAAAAAAATAAATATTAAAACATTTTAATTAGTTAATCAATTTCTATATAAAATAAATATAAGTTATTAAAAATGCTAATATACATATAGTTCCAATACAAAAATAATTATTATTATTTCTTTCATATATTCTATTATTATATATTTTTTGTAATCCATCTAATATATCCAATAATGATGGATTTTCTATTTTACTATTATTAAGTATAAACTTTTGTTTTTCCATAAAATTAATATTCTGGATTTCCTGTATAACATCATTCCTTTTATTAAAAATAGAATTCATTTTATGTTTATTAGATACTTCAATCATTTCATTTAAAACAAGATTCATTTTATGTTTATTAGATACTTTAAACATTTCATTAAAGACAAGATTCATTTTATGTTTATTGTATATTTCGATCATTTCATTAAAGACAAGATTCATTTTATGTTTATTGTATATTTCGATCATTTCATTAAAGACAAGATTCATTTTATGTTTATTAGATACTTCAATCATTTCATCTAAAACAAGATTCATTTTATGTTTATTAGATACTTCAATCATTTCATTTAAAACAAGATTCATTTTATGTTTATTATATACTTCAATCATTTCATCTAAAACAAGATTCATTTTATGTTTATTAGATTCTTGAAATATTTCATTTAATATATTTTCCATTTTATTATTTTTTGCAGGTTTTATTTCCTGATTACCTGATGCTAAAGAAAGAACTATTTCAGGATCCGTAATAGCTTTATGATACATATTTATTTCTTGATGCATTCGAATATTTTTATTGTAAATCAATATGTTTTTATAACCAGCTAATATATTATTCAAGTTTTTTTTCATTATTTGATAATATATATTTCATTAAAAAAGCATTACGATAAGGATTATAATAATATTCATTTATAACTTTTACTATTTTAAAACCAAATCTTTGATACCATTTACTTTGCATAGTATCAACTTCAACATGTAAATATATATCTTTATTTGGATTATTTTCTGAAAATAATTGTATTGTTCTAGTTAACAATTCTGTACCTATTTTTAATTTTCTAAAAGGTTCAAGTACACCAATCAAAGATATTGTTGAAATATAATTATAATTATCAGAATCACCAGCAGGTGTAAATATTTTATACATACAAAAGCCAATTATTTCACTATCTAATATTGCAACAATAGCATCATCTAACATATATTCCAAATCATATTCTTGCATTTCACCATCAAAATGATCTTTAAATATAGTAGTACCTACCAATAAAATTTTTTGCTTATGTTCTTTATCATCATATTTTTCATATTTAATACTATTATTTATATCCATTAATATTAAATAAATTTATATTTAATATTATTATTTTCAATAAAAAAATCAATTTTTATTTTTTAGAAATATTATTTTACTGTTTAATTTAGACTCTTTTTACTAATGAAAAAAACAAAGAGTCTAACTAATATATTAATTATCATTATCAAATAAATAAATTATCAATTTTTTATTAATTTAATATTTGATTTAGGTTTATTATTTAATTCATTATGTTCCTCTACATATTTCATTATACTTGTAGGCATAATATCATTTTTTACGATTATAGAATAATTTTTATATAATAATTCATTTATAAAATTATATGCATCTCTAATTTGTTTACAATTTTTAACACCAGTAATTATAATAGAACCTTTTTCAAAAATAAAAATAGCAATTTTTTTATCAGGATGATCATACTTTACATTAACACATGCATGAACATTAGGATCAAAACTACATTCATATTTTTTTTCTAATAATAAATTATATAATTGATTTCTATCAATTTTAAATTTAATTTTAAAACCACTATTTATCATTGCTATTTTTATATTTTTAATATACATCAAACTTGCTAATTCTGGAACTTTAATAAAAGTTTTTTCTATTATTTTGTTATTTTTATAATCTATAATAGCTTTTACTTTTTTAAATTCTTTAAAAATTTTTTCCAATGCATTTAAACCATCTTCTATTGTTTTACATCCTGTCATTTGTATAGCACCATTTGAAAAAATTTTAACATTTACAGGTTTTTTTTTTTTTGATAATATTTTCACTCTAATTGTTACCTGATTATAAAATACTTTTTTTTGTTTTTTCTTTTTTTTAGGATATTTTTTAACAGGATCTATTGATCTATTTGTTAATGCATCTAAATTTCTACCATGACTTACACTAATAATATTGTCGCTTGATAAATCCATATAAAGTGCTATATTTTTTACATCTATCATGTCTTTTTGATCTGTATCAAGATTATAAATTATAGTAATTGTAGATAATGATACATCTTGTGGTAAATATTTTAAATACAATTCTTCCAATACACTATCTCTTAAAATTTGTTTTATATTTTCTGGGGTTTTTTTAATATTATCTGAAATAATATTTTTTAACATGTATATTGCATATTTATATGTATTCTATAATTAAAATATTAAAAATCAATTTTTTAATATTCATATATATAGAATAATGGATTTAGAAGAAATAGGTAATAATATATCAATAATAGAAAATGCATTATTATCAAATATGACAACAATTAAAAAAAAAGATAATATAAAAAAAATATCGTCAAATTTAAATAATATTAAGAATATAAAAGAATGTAAAAATACACTAAAAAAATATTTTAAAAAAACTGAAAATGGTAAAATAGAAAGAGAAATAATAATAGAACCAATTTCAGAATCACATAATTATGAAATTAATAGTATAAATATAGAAAATATTATAAATGAAATTAATATCGATAAAAATGTAAGTAAATAAATTAAATAATTCTATAGAATAATAAAATAACATGCGTTAATAATATTAAATTAACATTTGATACTAATAATATAGATGGACGAAAAAATTATATTATCGTGGGATGTTGGAATTAAAAATTTAGCATATTGTATATTATATAAAAAATCAATTGATGATTTTACTATTAAAAAATGGGGAGTTATAAATTTAGTTGATGATAGATTTTTATGTTGTTATCAATTAAAAAATAAAAAATTATGTGGAAAAATAGCTAAATATAATAGTAAATCAAATGAAAATGAAAATATTAATACATGTAAATCTCACAAAGATAATTACATACCTAATATTATAAATAATATAGATCTACAATGTGAAAAATGTAATAGTAAGAGTATAAAATGTGATGAATCTGGTAAAATTGGATGGTGTGAAAAACATCTAGATAAATTATCCAAATCATTTTTACATAAATATAAACCTAAAAAACTTACAGGACAAGATTGTAAAGATCAACTTCCTCAAGATTTAGCAACAAAAATGTATACAGTATTAGATGGAATACCTGAATTATTAAATGTTGAAGAAGTTTTAATAGAAAATCAACCATCATTAATGAATCCTATGATGAAAACAGTATCATCGATATTATTTTCATATTTTATAATGAGAGGTATAATTGATAATTTAAAAAATAAATCATTAATAAAAATAGTTAGATTTGTCTCTCCGAGCAATAAATTAAAAATAAATAAAAAAAATACCGAAAGTAAATTATCTAGAGCTGATTCAAAAAAGGAAGAATATAAAATAACAAAAGGATTAGGTGAAACTTATTGTAAAGCATTAATATCTAAAGATGATTTAAAAATATTAGAAACATATAAAAAGAAAGATGATATGTGTGATGCATTTCTTCAAGGTTTTCAATATTTATTTTCTCCAGTACCCGATCAATTATTTAAATTAATTGATAATATTCCCGAACCAAAAAAGAAAGAAAAAAAACAAAAAAAAATTAAAGTTGTTAAATAATTTATTTGTTTATTTGTTTACCATGTTCTATTGTATCCTTTGATATAATAGATATTTTAGATATTTTAGGAATATCATTATCATCAGTATCTTTATCTTTATAATATTGTTTTATAAATATTTTCTCTTTAGATGTTTCTTCAATCATTGGTATTAACGGTATTAATGGAGGAATTATATATTTATATTCTTTTAAACAATTAGTATTTGTATTTCTAAATTCCTCTATAGATAATTTCCCCCCAAATTTTGTTAACAATTCCCATTTGGGTGCAATTGGAACAAATTTATCATTATTAAATATTGTGTTATATAATTTTTTTAATAGAGAATTTCTAATTTGTGTTCTAGCATCATCGAGATCATTATCATTATATGCTTTTGCACATGAAAAACTACAAAAACATCCACATACATAATATGCACCAAGTGTATATTTATCAGGTAAAAATACGGGAAGAGTATCAAAATTATATGAACACCACCAACAAGCAATATTAGTTTTATCAACTATTACAGTCTTTCCATCTTTAATTGATATTAATTTTAAATCATTCATTGTTTTTTTAATATCTTTTGTTGCTGTAATTATATTTTCATATTCTCCTACATTTTTTAAATCTTTTATATTATTTTTTAATTGATTAATAATTAATTCCTGTTTTTTATATTGTTTTGTTATTTCTTCTATTGTAATTTTTTCACATGATTTTTCAGAAGATATTTCAAATGATGCAATATGATTACTTTTATTTTTATTATCACTTTCTTCCATTGTAAAACAATTTGTTTCTTCTAATAAATTAATATCATTATGAATTGGTAAATCTAATATTATTTCTTCATTTGATAATTCATTTTCAGATTCACTTTCAAATATTTTTACTTGTTGATTTGTATGTATTATTTTATTTTTAGGTCTACCTCTTCGTTTTTTATTAATATCATTATTTTCTTTATTTGATTCTTTTTCACTTGAATCTTTTTGTAAATTAATTTTTGTCATTTAATAGTGTTATAATATATATCTAGTCTTTAAGATCTATACATTGTTTTATCAATTTTTTTAGCAATTTTTATTAAATATTTATTCAATATCTAATATATATGAATATTGAAACATCATTAAAAGAATATATAAATTTATGTAAACAATATGATAATATTAAAATGAAAGATTTATTATATAAAACATTAAATAAAAACAATACTTTGAATTATGATAATTCTACTGTACAACTTTTACAAAATTTAATACCACATTTTACAGTTGATGGATTATTAAATATACAAAAGCAATATTATTTATTTAAAACAGGAGGAAAAAATAAATCAGCTCCTCGTAAAACAAAATCACCTAAAACACCTAAAACAAAATCACCTAAAACACCTAAAACAAAATCACCTAAAACACCTAAAACAAAATCACCTAAAACAAAATCACCTAAAACAAAATCTCCCAAATCACCTAAATCACCTAAATCACCTAAATCACCTAAATCACCTAAATCACCTAAATCACCTAAATCACCTAAAACACCTAAAATAAAATCTCCCAAATCACCCAAATCAACATCATCTAAATTAAAATCTCCAAAATCTCCCAAATCTCCCAAATCTCCCAAATCTCCCAAATCTCCCAAATCACCCAAATCAACATCATCTAAATTAAAATCTCCCAAATCACCCAAATCAACATCATCTAAATTAAAATCTCCCAAATCACCCAAATCAACATCATCTAAATTAAAATCTCCCAAATCCAGTGAATCTGGAAAATCTGGAAAATCTGGAAAGTCTGGAAAGTCTGGAAAGTCTGGAAAATCTGAAAAGTCTGGAAAGTCTGGAAAGTCTGGAAAGTCTGGAAAGTCTGGAAAGTCTGGAAAGTCTGAAAAGTCTGAAAAGTCTGGAAAGTCTGGAAAGTCTGGAAAGTCTGGAAAGTCTGGAAAGTCTGAAAATACTCCAAATAATAAAAAAAATCAACAAGAACATCAACAACAAGAACATCAACAACAAGAACATAAAAATAATAAGGGATCAATGTTCGGAAATCTGTTTACAGATAATATTTCATTACCATCTAAAATACAAGATGAAGATGAAAAATCACAGCAACCAGATAATAATTATAGTGATGTCACAAATTATGCAAATCAAGATACAATAAATATATCTAAATCACCTAAACAACAACAAAAATCACAACAACCAGATAATAATTATAGTGATGTCACAAATTATGCAAATCAAGATACAATAAATATATCTAAATCACCTAAACAACAACAAAAATCACAACAATCAGATAATAATTATAGTAATAATACAAATATCAAGGGTCATTTAAAAAAAGAGGCAATCAATATATCAAAAAAATTAATATCAGATATTGCTGGTAAAATTTCATTATCAATACCGAAAAAGCAACCACAAAATAATCAGAAATTAATACAAGAATTAATACAGGAAATTACCAGAGTATTAGAACCAAATTTAAACGAACCAATACCAAATTTGGAAGAATTAATTAAAGAAGCTGTTATAAATGCAACAACATAGGGACTGTTTAATTTAGACTCTTCAATAATCTTTTTCACAAGTGAAAAATATTAAAGATTCTAAATTAAATATTCCCTATTTTTACAGATTTAATTTTGGTTTTAAAATATTAAAAGTCCAAATTAAACAGTAAAATAATATATTAAATTTATTTCCTTTTAAAAACATTTTTTTTATTTAATATTTTAATAGATGATTCTGAAGAATTTTCTAATATTTTATTTATATCTTTATTGAAAGTTATTTTTGACTTTGATGACTTTGAAGAATAAGATGATGTTGTTTCTGATTTTATACTATCATCATTGCTACTAATTTTATTTATTATTTTTTCTAATTTCTTTTTTTGATGTTTTAATTGTTCTGCTTCTAAATTAGCAAATGCATTTAATTGTTGATTATTATAATTATTATAATTATTTATTGGTTGAATATTTGGTATTAAATATTGTTGAGGAATTTGTGTAAAAATATTAGGTACTGTATTTGTAACTCTTGATACTCTATTAGAAGATGAACTTATTGAATTATTTTCTTTTTTTACTGATTCTCTAGCAGTATCAGCACTTAATAATAAATCTTGTTTAAATTTTTTCAAATCATCATTTTCGGCATCTAATATATCTTTCATTCGTTCATGTTCTAATTTTTGTTCTCTTAGCATTTGTAAATCTTTTATTCTTTGTGTAGCCTCATCGTGTTCTTTAAGCATTTTATCATCTAGAGGATTTTTTGATTTAATTGTATCATCATGTGCCTGTTTTCTTAGATTATTTATTAATTCTGAATCATCATCTAATTTATCAGCTTTACTCTCTATTGATTTTATATAACCACGTTGCATAACAACTTTACCAGCACTACCTAAAAGTAATAAACCTAATTTTAATAAAGGATCCATTTTTTTACCTGGTTGATTATAATCTTCATATATTTCTCCCAAGACATCATAATATGTATTAATATTATCATTAACATTATCGTGCCAACCTTTTAATTTTACATCAAATGGGTTGTAATTATCATTTAAAACTTCTAAACCTTGAACACCCCAAACCATACCACCACTCACCCAATCAATCCAATTTTTTTTAGCTTTAATACCAGTATGTAAATTATATTCGATTTCCATCATTTTTAAATCATCTACCATACTGTAATTTTTGGATAAAGTTACACCATATGATTTTAGTTCTCCTAATTTTCTTAACATATTTAATTTTTTTAATTCTAAATCTTCGGGTGTTATTGTATCTTTTTTAGGTTTTTCATCTGAATAATTTTTTTTATCTGAATATTTATCATGTGATTTATCATTTTTATCTGAATAAGTATCGTTGTGTTTGGGTTTTTCATCTGAATAATGATTATGATCAGAATATTTTTTATGATCAGAATAAATTTTTGAATCCTTTCTATCATTATTTCTATAATTATCAAGATCATCATCTAATTTATCACCATGATTATTTTTTTCTTTATCATAATGTTCTCGTTGATCAGAAGGTATTAATTTGTCACTATTTGCTAGTAGTTCAACAAGAAAACTAGTATCAGTTGCAAAATTCTTTTTTTTTTCATCACTATATGTTTTTCTATTTTCTGATGAAATATTCATAAGTACTTATATTTTTAATAGGGGTTTTTTTTTATGTATTTTAAACTTATCAAAATTATTTAATCATTTTTTATTAAATATTTATTTGATATTACTTTTGCAGATATTCTAATATTATCATCATTTGTAGATAGAACAAAACCTTCTGCAGGAATATGTTTTTTATATTCTATTTTATCTGCAAATTTAAGTAGATCTTGAATATTATCTATATTAAATTTTTCATATCTATAAATTTCCGGTGCAAGTAATAAATTCATTTTCTCTGCAAAAATAATAACATCATCCCATTTTATATATTTTTGTTTATCTATATCAAATATATTAAATACATGATATTCATTAGTTGATAATTGCAACTTATTACCATTAATTTTTGGACCAACTAATTCTCCTCTTATTGCAATATTATTAAATTTATTATCTCTCATTATTTTTTCTATATTGTGTTTTCTTTCAATATCATAATATTTAGTAGTATTTTGAGTTTCTACTTTTATAGTTAAATTTCTTGTCTGAATAGAAAATTCATTATCTTTCATTGTAAATGTACAAGATGTACCATCTTCTTTTCTAATAAATACTACTTTTCTTTCTTTTAGTTTTTCTAATAATGATAAATTATTTTGTATTCTATCTTCGTCTGTTTTAGGCATGAAATTAGGAAATGAATCAAATATATCAGAATTATTTTTATCTTTTTGAATATATATATCATTTTCTTCACTTTTTATATATTTTTTTACATTATAATGTTCGGTGACATCATCTTTTTCTTTAGGATTTATTAATAAAGGAAATGATATTAATATAGAAAATGGCACAAATAACCCCTGACTAATAGTATTTCTAATTTTTCTTGTTTTTAAAGGTTTTCCTTCAAGAAAAGCAAATTCAGGTATATTTTTATCTAGAACAGAATCAATTGTAAAATATATTCCTAAATCTCCTATTTTAAATTCATTTTTTTTGACAACACAATTCCATCCTTCTACTTGAACTAATTCTATTTTATCAGCTCCATTAATCGGCAAAATATCAATAACTTTATAAATATATGCCATTGGTCTATCTGGAATTATAGTACTCATTTATTTTTTATTAATATATATATTATTTAATAAATCAAAATATTTATTAAATCAATTTTATTCAATATTAAAGAAAATTTACTAAAGGAGGAGGATATGCAGGAGTTATTTCTCTTAATATTTGTTTATGAATTGGAGAAAATCTTTTTATATATATTGTTTCATCACCACAACAATAACAATTTAAAAAATATAATAATGTAATTATTATAAATCCGATTATCCAATATTTTAATAATATTAAATTGTCATATTTGTCATATATATCATATCTATCTCTATTATAAATATCAAAATTATTTAAATTTTTATGATTATCATAATATTTTTTATAGTTTAAATTCATAATATAAAATGAATTTAGATTTTAAATTTAAAATAATTAGTTATTTAATTAATTAATTATTTTGCTAAACTGGACTTTTAATATTTTTTCACTAGTAAAAAATAAAAGCCTAAATTAAACAGTCCTATATTGATTTACTATTTCAAATTTTTCTTTTTGTTCTTTTTGTTCCAATTGTGATAAGTAATGTAAAGATAATACAAATATTAGTGCTATTGCTAATGCTACATGTGGTGCATTATCAAATCTATATATTAATAAAAGAGATAAGAATAATACTCTAAATATATCATTTTGAAATAAATTTCTTAGCCAATTTGGTATTGACATAGCCGATAATGTAGCATACGCTGTAACTAAAATTGCTAAAGGTACCAATATATATTCTGTATTTAAATAAGTGTCTAAATTGTTACCCAATTCATTTGTATATTTGAAAAGTTGATTTTCTACATATTTAACTTGATCCATATTTATATATATATGTTATAGTAAATATTTTTTTATTATAATAAAATTATTTTTCGTGAATTTATATTATTATCATTAATTTCTTTATAATAATATATAGATATGTCATATTGTGACATAGGAAACGCATATAATAACAGTAATATTGAATTAGATAAACTTGCCAGGAAAATACAAAATGATAAAAAAAAATTAATAAAAACAGTTTGTAATGATTTCAATATAGAAAGAGATAACTTTCAAGATGGAATAAATCAAGTAAAAAATATTGGTAGTAACCAAGGCTTTTCTCTTATATCTGATATTCCCTCTGATACTTATAAACAAGATAATTATTTTTATCAAGATCATCATGGAAATGGTATATATGCACCATATTCAAATAATGTAAACAAAGATATAAATTCTGATTTAAGTAGCAATTTTACAGTATCAAGTAATAGTAGTGAAAATTATATTGAAAATATTAATGATTCTGAAACATTAGATACTTATTTAATTAATGCAAAAAAAGATATTAAAAAAAATAAACATGATGAATTTCATAATATAATAAAAAAAATAGTTGAAGAAAATTGTAGTAGTACAGGAAGTACTGAAAATGAATTAGATCATGCTAGAAATTGTAAAAAATGTAGAAATAAAATAATAAATATGATACGTAAAAAAAAAGATTATAATAAAAAAAAAAATAATAATCATATTGATTTTTTTAATAGTGAAGATGATAAAAAATATCAAACTAAATCTTCTGATAATAATAACAATAATAACAATAATAACAATAATAACAATAATGATAATAATGATGATAGTGACAATAATAATATATTAGGAATAAATAATAAAAGATTAAAGGAAGTTCTAATTATAATTTTGATAGGAATATTTATAATAATTATACTTGATTTATTATTTAGAAAACATTAATTAATTAATTTATTTTTTTAATTTATTCATCTGATTTTTGAAATTGAGATTTTTTTAATTCTATATTATGCCATGTAATAAATATTGTATATTTATCTATTATTTTTGTTTCTATATGTTGTTCTCTCAAATATTTTGATATATAATTAAGACAATCTTCATGTATAAATTCTGGACATTCAATTACCTGTTCTGGTATTTTATAAAATATATCTGTTCCACTAATATCATCCATTTTTTTAATTCTAGAACAGCATTTATTATACATTTCAACATATATTTTTCTTAATCTTTTTCTTTTAATTATTATATTTTTTAATAAAATATCAGAATTAAATGTTCTATTATATTCCTTTACAAACATATTATTTTGATAAAGTGTATTTACATCTATTTTACCATCTGAAAAAGTTTTTTCACCGTCTTTTGATGGAAATAAAGTTTCAATATTAATTCTATCCATTATTTAATATATATGATAAGATTATAATTTTTTTTTTGAGTTTATTTTGATAAAAAAAGTATAATATATTAAATTATAATGGAAGAAAATAAAAATATATCAAAAAAAATTAATCTAACAAAATCAATAGATGATCAGATAGAAAAAGAATTAGCTATTATTTTAAATAAAACAGAAAATACAGTTACAAAATCTATTCTAGTTTTGAGTGGAGGTGGTATAAAAGGTATTTCACATATAGGGGCTATTAAAGCTTTGGATGAACTTGGTATTTTAAAAAATATAAAAACTATTGCTGGTTCATCTGTTGGTGCATTGGTTGGTTGTCTTGTTAATATAGGATATAAACCAAATGAATTATATAATTTTATAACATTATTTGATTTTACAAAAATGAAATCATTTAAACCAGATAATATATTAGTAAATTATGGATTAGATGATGGAAAAAATACAATGTTAGTTTTAACAAAATTATTTGTAGCAAGAAAAATAGATCCGGATATTTCATTTTATAAACTTTATAAAAAAACTGGTAAAACATTAATAGTAACATCTTCGTGTATTAATGATAAAAAAATATATTATTTTTCTCATGAAAAATATCCTGATATGAAAGTATTGCAAGCTATAAGAATGTCTATTTCAATACCAATTTATTTTGCACCTGTTATGTATGAAAATAAAATGTTTATTGATGGTGGATGTATTGATAATTTTCCTATCCAGATTTTTAAAGATAATTTAGATGCTGTTATTGGCATTTATGTAACATCATTAAGAGATAATATTGACAATATTAATAATATAGAAATATTTTTATTAAATATGATTCAATGTTTATTTGAAGGAGTTACATGTAATTCTTTAAAAGGATTTGAAAAACAATCAATAAAAATCCAATTAGATAGTAAAGATTCAATGCAATTAAGTTTATCTGCTGATAAAAAAAAAGAACTTTTTATGAAAGGGTATAATACTGTATTAGAATACTTTAATAAAAAAAATTAAATTGAAATTTTATTCATCATCATGGCCTATTAATCTATTATATGCATCCATTATACCATCAGATATCTCCTTTTTACGTTTTGCATTTGTTATTTGTTTAATCTTTTGTGCATCTGTAAAATTATTTCCTATCATTGTACCAAATTGTTTACTTATTCCAAATTGATCTTCAGACGCATCTTTAAATTCATTATATTTCATTGTATTATATTTTGAATTTTCTTCATCTCTCTGTTTCATAAACTCTTTAAATTTTTTATCTGCATCATCAGTATCTCTATTATCTCTATGTCCTGTTATATAACTAACATCAATATCTTCAGATGATATTGACCCGATTGATAAATTATCATCATCTTCATTATTTAAACCAGAATATATATTATTTCCTTTAATTTTATCATCTCCAAAAATATTTCCATAATCATCATCCACTCCAATAAATGCAGCCGTTCCATCATCATTAAAAGCTGTAAAACCATCATTAAATTTTGTTAATTGTCCTGATTCCTGTTTTATTTTTTGTCTTCTTTCATCCTTCTTTTTATTTTTTTCAAAATTCTTATGAAATTCTGAAGGATTAAATGATCTATTTTCAAACAAATTTGGTTTTGTTAATTCAATATCTTCTAAATCTCTTTGTGACATTCTATCATTAAATCTTTGTTTAATTTCTTGGTTTGTTAATTTAATTTTAGCGGACTCTGGATCATATCCTATTAATTTATTTTTTTTATCAAATTCTTTTTGAAAATCTAATTTTGCTAATCCTTTTTTTTCTTCTGTCATTTCTGATTCTTGTAATTTTATAAATTCTTCAAATCCATTTTTCTGCAATTGAAAATCCTTACTTTTTGTAACTTGTTTATTTAAATCATAAAATTTCCTTTTTGTTTCATTTGTCAATACATCAGCTGCTTCTCTAATTAATTTATATGTATTATCATATTTTTCTTTTTCCTCTTGTGATAATCCCTTTGGTCTCTTATCTGTGTGATATTTTGATATTAATTTTAATGCTTTATTCTTTACAAGTTTTTCATATTTTTTTATATTTTCTTCAGGAGTTTCACCTTCATTAAATTCTGTTATAGTTGGTATTCCTAATATTTTATAATAATCAAAACCATGTTTCATTAGAGAATTTCTTTGATTTGAAATTTTTTTTTGTTCGTGTGTTTCAGATGAATCTTCTGATTTACTTTTTTTATCGTTATTTTTTTTGCCTTTCATTGCAGTAAATAAATCTTCTGGTAAATCTCCTTCAGAAAATTGAGTTGTTAACTTAGTTTGTTTACTCGACATATACATATTACATATTTATATATTTTTAAGTAGAATATAAACGAGTAATTTTATTTTTTATATATATTTTATATATCTATTATAATGGAAGATAAATATATTGCATGTATGTTACTATTAGCGTTAGGTGATACTATTGGTTTTAAAAATGGGGATTGGGAATTTAATTATGGAAATAATAAATCAGATATAGGTATAAGTTTAGATTTAGTTTTTGAATTTATAGAGTTAGGTGGTATTAATAATATTAATTTAAAAAATTGGCTAGTTTCAGACGATACTTTATTTAATATTTCTATAGCAAAATCTTTATTAGAGTATTCTGGAAATTTAACTAAAGACGAAGAAATTAAAATTAAAGATAATTTAATTGATACCTATAATAAAATTTTAGATGATGAAAATAATGGGAAATTAAGATTTATGGGAAATATAACTAAAAATTCTATAAAAAAATTTGAAGATAATTATGATGCAAGAAATGAAAAATATAATAATAAATCTATTACTAATGGTTGTGCAATGAGATGTATTCCTATAGGATTAGCTTTTTTTGGAGAAGATAAACTTGATCAATTAATTGAATTTTCTATTATAACTAGTAAATTTACACATAATTCTCCTATTGGATATTTAGGAGGTTTGACAAGTGCATTGTTTGCAAGTTTTGCTATTGAAAAATATCCTATTCAACAATGGCCATTTAAATTATTATCTTTACTAGAATCTGATAGAATATTAAAATATATTAATATTAATTCAAATGATGAATATTCAGATTATAAATTATATTTACGTTATTGGAATATTTATATTGAAACTAAATTTTCAGATGGAAAACCTATTAAATCGAGATCTCATAGAAATTTAATATTTAGAGAAAGATATTATATTGAAAATTTTATTTCTGATAATGAAAAACTTGGTGTAACTGGTTTTTGTGCAAATATAATGGCTTATGATTCTCTATTAGATTCTGATGGAATATGGGAAAAATTAATATTTTATGCAATGTTAAATTCAGGAGATACTGATACTATAGGTACTATTGCAGGAGGACTTTTCGGATTGCTTTTTGGTATTGATAATATACCTAATTCAATGTTAAAATATTTAGAATTTAAAAATGAATTGGAAATATTGGCAAAACAGATTTATTCAAAATTTTATTTGAATGAAAATATAAAATAATTAAATAATTAAATAGTTCTTACATATTTGCTTTGATAAATTTTATTATATCCTGTGTTGATCTAGCTCCAGAATATTCTATATTTTTGCCATCAGGCTTGTGTAATATTAAAGTTGGAAATCCCGGTATATTTTGACATACTTCTTTATTTTTTTCACAATCATTTAATACTACAATAACAGTATCTTTTAATTTTGGATCATTTTCTAATGCTGGTTTTAAATTTGTTTCATATTCTTTTAAAAAGATTTTTGAATGACTACACCACATTGCATAATAAACCCCAAATTTATATTTTTGGTTATTATTATCATTATTGTTGTTGTTATTATCATTATTATTATTATTATTATTATTATTGTTGTTATCATCATTATTGTTGTCATTATTATTGTTGTCATTATTATCATTATTATTGTCATCAAATGGTTCATTTTTATTTTCTGGTTTATTTTGTATAACTGGTAATTTATTTTGATTATTTTGTATAGCACAATCACACGTAGTTGACGCACCAAATTGTGTTAATTTTCTATAATTTAAGAATAATAGAAGAACAATTACTATTATCATTATTACTATTATTAGAGTTAACAAATCTATAGATTTAAAAGCTTCTAAGAAATTCATTATAATATTACTATACTATAATATTCGAATTAATTTTAAATAATTAAATTATTTTTTAAAATTATTTTATAAAAATTATATATATAGAATGGCAGATTTAGATAGTAAAAGTTTAGAACAAATTGGTTACTTTTTTGGTGATGGAAATGATTCTAAATTAGGTCAAGTGTTTGTTCAACTTAACTACAGTGGTAGCAATTTTTCACAATCAAACAATGGTTCATTGCTTCAAAATGCAATGTTATGTCAGAATTATTTAAATAAACAAGACAAATGTGGTGATAAACATGATATTCATCCAGAATTTGTTAATTTTATAATTCATACAGCTTTATTTCATGCTGAAATAGATTCTAAAACTGGTGGAATTAATTCTAATAATTATTTGAATGCAACTGAGCCTGCAGCCAAAGATTTAATAAATAGAGTATTTAAACAATGGAGTACCATTGAAAATGATGTAAGAATTTTCTATAGTACTTTTTTAAATGCATTTAAAAATGTAAATGGTGTTGAAGTATTATTAGATAATTTATCTCAAGTAGAACCAACTGCAGAATATAGATTAAATTTAAAAAAAATAATTGGAAATAATGGTTTAACAGGACCTGTTTTATTTGCAAGCACTTTACCATTAGTTCCAGAAACATCTGCTCAGTATAATTTAATTTTAGAACCAAATTCCGATCCATCTTCTACCCCTATAGTGGCAAATGCGTTGGCATCAGGGCTAGTGGCAGGGGTAGCAGCTGCATTGACAGCTTCACCTGGTCCTTTAAATCCAAGTACAGCAGCTAATATAGTAAAAAGTGGTAATAATTCAGCAGTACTTTTATTAGAAGATGAACAATTACTTTTATTAAAAGATAAACCCGCGGATAAAGAAGTACTAAGATCAGATAAATCCATTCCACCATCCATAGCTCCTGCTATACCCAGACCTAAGTATGGACCCGTACCTGATTTTTCATCAAAAAAAGATTTTATTAACAAAATGGCCGTCGCAATTACAAATGACGAAAAAATAGATCTAGCGATAACACGTATTGAACAAAATATTATGCATGGAGATTTGTCCCAGGAGGAAGGAAAAAGACAAATAGAAGAAATACGTAGATTAAATACTGTTCCAAACGATATAATTAAAAATTTACAGGGAGGGGGTAAACAAGCAATACCAATTAAAGGTGATTTATATATATTACAAAAATTATATTTATATGCATATGGATATGGTTTCGAAATTAACTACAAAAAATCCACTAATTATTCTGCATATGAAAATGTAGAAAAATATAATGGAAAGGTTAGACATTGTTTCAAAGCTGTAAATGGCTCTTTTAATTTAAATGAAGACTTTATGATAAGACAACAATTAACATCACATAAAAAATCATCAGGACCCAAATTAAATAAAAAGGATGATTGTTTAGATGCAATTGATGAATTATTTTTAGATATGTCATCTGGTGTTGTTTATAAAAGAGGTGATGATGGAAGATTATACAAAGACGAAAATGGCAAAGAAGTATATGTTGACGATTCAGTTCTTACCCAGGGTAATAAATGTTTTTCAACAGGTATTAACCCTAATATGTGCAGTGGTTTTATGGACTGTTTAAAACTGAAAAAAGGGGAGGATTCCTTTGAAAGATGCATATTAGATTTAAGTAAGGATGGAAATAGCAATATGTTTATAATAGCAGAAAATGACATAAAAAATACTCATCCGGATGTGATTAAAGATCTTTTAGCTAAATTTGGTGTTATGATATTAAACGAATATGATTCTGGGGTAGGAAGAATAATAAATAAATATGAAAATTTTAATATATGGCTTGAAAGAACAATGAAACATGATAAAATTAAAGCAAATAATAAATTCAAAGAAGGAAATTTAGTAAAATACATTAAAAGTTTAATGTCAATTGTAAAAGCAAATCCTTTAATATTAAATGATGATTTAAATAATGCTAAATTGATACTTCCATCTAATATACTACCAAAAGAATGGGAATCTTTAGGTCTTAAAGCATATAGAAATCCTTTCGAAGGAAAGAATTTAGATGCTATGGTCTATAGTGCAACATTATTGAATACTATACCAGTTTATAATAATAGATCAATAACCGCACCCTTATTTCCTACTGGTACAGGTTTTGCATTCAGTTCAGCAGGTCTAGTTATGGGAGGTGGTTCTTGTATGTATAATACAATGGGAAAAAAACCAGGAGAAGGATCTGTTGAAAATTCAAAATTAATATACGGTATGTTTGTTAATGCATTCAAAGAATTGGAATTAAATAATAAATCATTAGATGAAAATGATAAACAAAATATTCATGCTGCATTAAGCAGATTAGAAAAATTAGAATCTCAATTAGTTAAAATATATAAATATATGGAATTATTTAATAAATTAGTTAAATTTGTAAATGCAAGTGGCTATAAAGATAATGAACAAAAAGTTGTTAAATTGGAAGATTTAAAAAATAGATACGATAATGCAGAAAAATTAGGTTTAGACGGATATTTAAAAAATGCATTATCTGATCTAAATTTATCATTGGATAAAAACATGAATCAACAAGGTTTTATTTGCAATAAATTACTAAATGGTATTTATCCAGCTGTAATACAAGTAGCAGCTGGTAAAACAAGTTCTTTAATCGTACCAGTATGATAAATTTTAATTTAATAATATATTATATTTAATAATATATTATAATCTATATTATAATAATGAATAATATAGATAATTCAAGTTTAGAAAAAATTATTTTATTTTTTGGAGGAGATAAACGTGCTATTGATTTTATAAATTTCAATTATGATGGAATCGAATTTGATAGATCAAATAACTCATCATTTATACAAAATATGCTGGTATGTGAAAATTTTAAAGATCAATATGGTTGTGTTCATAAAAATGATTGGAATTATAAAATATTACCATTATTAGATATTGAATATACAAAAAATTATCATTGTTATTTAAAAACAAATCCTCAAGAATTTCTTATATGTATGAAAAGAATGAGTATACAAATAAGTAA